TTGTGTTGAAGGTGGGGATTTCGTTGGCCAGCTTGATTTATATTATATTGAAGATTCGGAAGCTTTTAGGAAAATAATTATGTTGAAGTCAAAAACAGTATGGGCGGCAGTGACCGCGATAATCGGTGCGCTTGGTGGCTACTTCACCGGGGAGATTGAGATGGGTGAGATGTTGCAGTTGGTTGTGACCAGTGCGCTTGCGGTGTTTCTGCGGCATGGGGTTCAGAAGTCCGAGGAAGCCGCCGCTGACGCAACAGATGCGGCTCTTGATGCGGCGTCTGCGGCCACGGCGCGGTTGTCTACTCCAGTGGCGAAGAAGAAAAGCACAGGTGGCTAATGGGACTTATCAGCGCAATCGTAGCGTTGCTCCGAGCCGTTCCCTCGCTGGAGCGGCTTTTTTTAAGCGTAGCCGATGCAGTTAAGGAGGCAAAGGCGAAAGGGAGAGATGAGGAGAAGTTATCTGATATTGATGCTGCCATTGCTGCTCACCGCTTGCCAGACGGCGCGGGAGTTGAATGGAGTGAGGGAGTTGACAGATCACCCCCAGTTTCCGAGGGCAGCACAATCAGCGCCACAGTGGACGAAATCGGCACTGCGGAAGATAGCGGAACTGGAGTATGAGCTTGAGAGAAAGTAATGGAACCGGAACTGGCAGGTGATACGGGTTTTGTTGGGGTTAACACACGGGTGGATCCGGGTTCCCTAACTCCTGGTATAGCGTCACATGCCAAGAACATGCGCTTTCGGAACGGGGTTGCGGAAACGCGCAAGGGGGTTATCAAACCTGCTTGGCTTAATGCCACAAAACCGCACTTATACAAGGAGGTGCGGAACTGGGGGAAGGTTTACGGGGTTGGCAACTTCAACGACCCTGACTCAAATGACTTTGTTCTAATCGCAGCAGATGGTGAGGTTTATCAGACCCGGCAGAACAATTCTCCGGTAAAGCTGCCACTCCCCGAGGGGGAAAAGATTTTACAAGACTGCCAGTTTATCCAGGCGTTCGACAAGGTGGTTTTGTTTCGCGGGAGAGACTTCAAACCCCTGGTGTTGTCGAGCATCGATGACGGGTTTGCTTACATGATCAGTGATTATGATGCGGCAACCGACTATGCCAGCGGAAATGAAACTGCCTATGGTCCGTTCGTATCAGTTACAAGTGTCACAAACGATACCGGCACAAAGACCTGCACGGTGACCACCCCCAATCCGCACGGGTTTATATCCAACCAACCAGTGACCATTGCCGGGGCGACGGCTCCCACCGCCGATGCGGTCACAAGCTTGGTGCGATCTAGTCAACTGGTAACCGCTACCAAATCCTCTCACGGGTTCAGTACCGGTGATTATGTGGTCATAGCGGGTGTGACGGGAGCTTCCGGTACATACGATTACAACAAATTTAATGGGACATTCCCGATAACGGAAACAGGTACGGGCACTTTCACATACGAGGTGCCCTACAGCACGGTAACCGACTCAACTACCAGTACTGCGAGCGGATCCCCTACGCTCAGGGAGATGGGTTACAATGGCCGGCACAAGGTTACCGTGGTTGACGATGACACCTTCACCTATGAGGCATTGTCGAACATCACCACCACAAGCTCGGCGGGTACCGTTACTGCCTCGATCAACTCTGATTTTTACAGACGCAACTATCCGAAGCCCATGACCGGGTTGACGGTAACTGCGGGAGGAACCTACACAACCCTGCCGACCGTCACGGTTGACCCTGCTGCCGGCACGGTTGTCAGTGTCACCATGAAGATGAAGTCGGTTACCATTGCTGACGGGGGGGAGAGCTATTCTGCCGGGGACATCTTAACCCTTTCAGGGGGCACAGCCACTCTGCCGGCAACCATCACGGTGTTGTCTGTTGACGGGGAGACAGGGGAAATTACGGCAGCGGAAATCAAGGAGTCCGGTGGTTACACCGTTCTTCCGAGCAACCCGGTGGCGGTGACCGGCGGTTCCGGGACTTACACTGCCATAACGACTGCCGACTTTACCCTGACATGGGAAGCGGATTCGGTGAGCATGACCAACACGGGGTCTGGGCACTTTACAGATCCTGCAATCACTTTCAGCGCGGGGGGCGGGGAGGTTGCGGCAACGGGTACACCCGTTCTCGGCAGTGCGAACACCACACTGGATGCGACAACTACCGGGACTGCTCCGACTGACACCGATTACTGGACCCAGGTGAGCAACATCATGCCCAACAGTCCCAGTGCAACCTATGTTCAAAACCGTCTAGTGGTTGCTTCAGCGTACAATGCGGCGAATTACAGCAGTGATGCAAAGGTTGATTACATCTATGCATCAGACATTCTTGACGAGGTCCACACTTACGCAACCCAGATGTTCCGGGCGAACAAGGGGAGCGACGAGGAGATTGTTGATATTGCCAAGGCGACCGGCAACCAGATTGTCATATTTAAGAACAGATCAGTCGATCTGCTTACCAGTTTTTATGCCGACCTAAGCGATGTGCGGATTGATTCTTTGATCCCGAATATCGGGCTTGCCGCACCTCGGGCATATGCCGTTGTGGGGTCGGACATTTTCTTTTTTGCCGGCAGGAAGGGAGTGATGAGTATTCGACAGAATGAACTATCATCATACCAGGGGGTGAGTCTCCCCTTGTCAGAACCCATTCAGAGTTTGATTGATCGGATTGACTACCGGCAGCAGGACAAGGTGCGGGTGTCCTACCATGACAATAAACTGTATGTCGCAGTACCGTTCAAGGATTTGCGAACCCCGATAACCCAGAACCTACTGACGGCAACAAGTTATTCCACGATTTCCGGGACACCTCAACCAACATCCTATAGCGGGTTGACAATAGGAAACACCTATATGTTTAGGTTGGGCAAGAACGAGGCAAACATCGAAGCGTCCTCTGGGCCCTCCTGGGCGCATTACCGGGACACTGACGGCAGTTACGGCGAGTTCACTGCGGCAGCAACCGGGGTAAACATATTGCCCCATGCAGATGGTGGACTTGTGGTGACCGCTCAGTTAATGGAGACTGCTTATGGTCAGGGTAACAACGCACTCCTGGTGTTTGATTTCCTAAACCAGCAATGGACGGGATATGATACGGGCACTGATATATGCGTGAAGGAGTTTTTCAAGGCAAACTACAACAACACTGAGAGACTCTTTTTTGCCGGCAATGACGGTTACATCAACTTAGTGGAGGAAGGGTTCAGCGGGGACGAAAGCTTTGACGGGACAACAGACTCCCAGCTTGGGGTTGCTGCAATTGATTGCGATATAACCACCCGGGGATATCAATCGATGGATCCCAACTCCCGGTTAATCAAGAAGGGAAGAGTCAACCTAAAGACCTGGAACCCCCAGTTCTCGGTGAAGATGCTTACGGACGGGGTTGAGGAGTCGCAGACGGTTATCGGTGACCGCACCAAGAGCCGGACCCGTTATTATCGCCCCGCATACCAGGCGGACTATGTGGTGAGCAACGCCAACGATGATCACGCGACACCGTATCGCGAGGATTATTCAGTGCAACTGACAACGGCAGGGATCGCACCGGAGACCGGGGTGGATCCCAACCGCATGCAGGAGACTCAGGAGACTTTCAGTGCAAGCCCGAGAAGGGGCAGGTACGGACAGGTGAACATTTCAAACACCCAGGGAAGAGTCAAGGTGACGGGAGTCAACCTGGACACCTATGGGGGGAATAAAACTTACAACTCAAGATCGTAATGGCAGTAACAGCAACAGTAACACCAGGTAAAGTATTTGGAGATTCAGATGTAATCACCAAGGAGACTTTAAATCAGTTAGGGCAACCCACCATAACGATTGACGGTAGTGTCGGATCCCTGGCGCTGGCAGACGGATCGGTGACCGGGCCAAAGATTGCAGGGGATGCGGGAATAGCCCTTACCCAGTTGGAACCAATTGCCCGGGGCAAGATTGTTGTCGGTAACGCCTCTGCGGACGGGGCAATAGTTGATGCCAGTGACACGGGAAAGATTCTTGTGGGTGACGGGACCGACCTCAACTCAGTAGCGGTGACCGGGGATGTGGAACTGGCATCAACCGGTGCGGTAACCATTGCAACCGGTGCGGTTGAGGCGGGAATGCTTGATTCCGGTATCGTTGTGACCGATGGAGGTTTGGAGAAAGTGGTCGCCGGTTTACAGATCAAGGATGACGGCATTGATCCGCTAACCAAGATCACGGGCCATGCGGATCGGATAGGTCAATTAATTTCTTATGATGACTCTGGGGATCCCGAATATGTGGCAAAAGGAACAGCGGGGCAGGTGCTCAGGGGGAACGAAGACGATGCGCCAAGCTTCGGAAGCGTCTTTGCGTATAATGAAACAGGCGGCGCGACTTTAGATTCTGCCTCTGGAACACGGGTTCAGTTTCCTCATTTATTAGGTGCAGTGCCGAGTTTGGTTAGGGCAGTTTTAGTTTGTCAATCTGGAGGAGATGATGGGAGCAACTCTCTTGGTTTTGTCGAGGATGACGAGTTGGATGTTCATAGCATCTTGAACGAGGTTGATGATTGGTACGGTGTTCATAGTGTTGTGGCAGATGACGAAAATGTTACGGTGACCATTCTTTCGACAAATGTTTTGTATGTGGCGGGAAAGAATGTGGACAACATGGGGTACTTAACCCGGACCAAGTGGAAGATTAAGGTTTATGCCGCCCCATGATTGATGGCAAGGACATAAAGCCCGGTGCAATCACCAACACCAATGTCAACTCGTCCGCAGGGATTGAGTTGAAGAAGTTGGAGAAGGGCGGTTCCGGGCAAATTGTTGTCACCGACTCTACCGGCACCCAGAAGTATGTAGACCTCTCCGGGGACGTTACGGTGGACAGTGACGGTGTCGCCACGGTACTGGCAACGATTAGCGGTGGCGAGGAGGGAACCGTTGGGCCGCAGGGGCCAACAGGGTCGCAGGGACCGGCAGGGTCGCAAGGGGGGACGGGTGACCAGGGGGATCCCGGTCCACCAGGGAGTGATGCTTCTGTTACCAAAGCTAACATCGACAACGCACTTTACGGGGGGGACACAACCACCCTTGGACTTGTCAGGAGGATCGCTGATGACGATTACGATTTAGACGAATCCTCTTACTCCGTAACTACCCATACGCACGATTTATCCGACGTATCGGACTCTGGAACTGCTGCGGCACTCGATGTCCCGGCAACAGGCGATGCGGCGAGCGGGGAAGTGGTCAAGGGAGACGATGGTCGATTGACTGACGCGAGAACCCCGGCGGCACACAAGTCGAGCCACGAAGCGGGAGAGTCGGATGCTCTGTCTCCTTCTGATATTGGGGCGTCCGCTGACACTCATACGCATTCTGCATACGCAAACGTGCAGTCGGATTGGGACGCAACCACTGGTGATGCAAAAATACTTAACAAGCCAACCGTCCAATACACTTCTGCTATTTCAGACGCAACAACCAGTGTGACTGGGCTAATGACCAGCACCGATAAAACGAAGCTGGATGGGATTGCGACGGGTGCTACA